GCATTATGGCGTGAAGGTAAGGCCGGAGCAGATCGCGTGGTGGCGCCGCGAGAACGAGTACCGCGCCGACGAATACATGATGCGGCACTATCCGTGGACCGAGCAGGAGTGCTTTATCGCTTCGGGCTCGAGCTTCTTTCCGGCAGCGCGGACTCTTGAACTGTCCGAGGCGCTGGCGGCAGGTCCGCCTTACCAAGCTTATCAGTATCAATTCACGGAGCGGTTTCTTGACAGCAGGATCGAGCAAACCAAAGACAGCGACACTGCCCAACTTCGCGTATGGGAGCCGCCGGAACCGGGAGGGATTTACGTCATTGGGTGTGATCCTTCAGGGGGAGGTGGTGGGGATGCTGACGATCACGCCATCCAAGTATTACGCTGTTATGCTGATCGGACCATACAGGCCGCTGAATTCCAGACCAATAAGCCGACTACTTACCAGCTTGCGTGGGTGCTAGCGCATCTGTGCGGGGCTTACCGAGACCATGTCGCCAATCTTGAGGTTACCGGTGTCGGCGCCGCAGTTATGCCCGAGATCCGCAATCTGCGTCAGCTTGCCGAGCAAGGCTTGTTCAATGCCGTGCCGGGGCTCGACGACCAGATCATGGCGATGATCGGCGCGGTGCGTTGGTTTTTATACCGCCGTCAGGACACGATGAGTGGAGGCGGCAACGTCATCAATTGGAAGACCAACAGCGACAACAAAGCGATGATTTACAGTGCGTTGCGCGACAGCTTGATGTTGCGGCGCATCGAGATCCGCAGCGTGCGGCTGATGAACCAGTTGCAGGCGATTGTAGAGGACCAGGGTTACATCGGCGCTGGTCCGGACACGCCCGAGGGCGACGACCTGGTTTCTGCGCTGGTACTGGCGCATTGGACTTGGCTTGAGCCGATGTATGGCGTGCGCAACAAATTGGTTGCTGGGGGCATGACTTGGGAGCGAATCAAGGGCATGCGACCACCGCAGAACCCCGGCACGGTATTGAGCCAGGCATTCAGCGATTTTTTTGTAACTCTGAATCGGCGACAACGTCTGTCGCGGGAGCGCTTTTGATGCCGATTGCAAGGACGTATGCCTGCGGGCAGTGCGGTCATTTTATGGAGGTGATGCTATCCGCTGAGCAATGGAACGCGGAGGCACCCGAGTGCCCGCGCTGTTCTGTTGCGCCGATGGCGCAGGAGTTTTACCCGCCAGCAATTGGCGGCTCGCATGCGGCGCGAGCTCATGCGGTCGCTGAGAAGATTGCGGCCGAAGATTACGGCGTCGCCAATATCCAGAGCGGGAGTCGGACGGGGCCGCGGGTGCGGTACCAGGACCAGGGCGGCGAGGCTGCGTCGACGTGGATGGCGGGCGGCGCGCAGCTGCAGCAGGCGTTGGCGCTCGGTCGGCAGAACCGGTTGCAGCACGGGTCCGGACTCGATGTGTTGCAGGCTAATCTCAAGTCTGGTGTACAGCCCGACCTGATCGAGCTATCGAAAAGGCGCAGCATGAAAGTGTGGGGGATCGCTTGGTTGCTGGTGTTGGCCGCGCCATCGGCCGTGGCGCAGACCACCGCACCGTTGCTGCCGGTTGTTCCAACCAATGCCGCACTAACCGCGTTTACTCCGATCCCTCCTCCTTTGCAGACGATTCGGCGAGCTGGCTTTTACGCTGCCGGCGATGGTGGCTCAGCTGTCTACACTTATTCTGCAACCGCATGTTCTCTGAATGGCGGCAACGGCGATAATGGCTGGCAGGTACGGGCGGCGACCGGCGGCTGTTGGTTGGCTAATTTGACTGGCCCAGCAAATGTCAAAATGTGGGGTGCGCGATGCGATGGAACGGCGGACGACAAGGTGCCGCTACAGAGCGCCATCTCTGCCGTACAGACAATGGCGGGCCAAGGCGGTAGCGACACTGGTATTGTCGAACTTCCGGCGGGATCGTGCGCTTTCACAGCACCGCTCGCCATCACCGCCACGGTCGAGTTGACCGGCCAGGGGGGAGCTTTGACAGAGCTGAAGAAGATTGGTGGTGGCGGTGCCAATTTACTGAACATCGGCTATCAGTCAGCCGCGGTATCGAGTGTCCGGATTGCAAATGTCAAGTTGAGCGACACGCTGAATGTCGGCGGCTACGCGATCTCGGTGGTAAATGCCGGCCTCACCTTGGTCGAAAACATCGTGCTCGACAATACGTTCTGCGGCGTCGAAGACCGCAAGACGAACTGGCAAACTTACCGCAACATCTGGGGTTACACGAAGGGCAACAATTGCCAAGCGTTTTATTGGCACGCGGTTTCTGGTAGCGAGGCATCGGACCAGCTGATTCTGAACAACATCGGGATCAACATGCAATATTATGGCAATGATGGCTTCGTGTGGGAGGGTATGGCGCAGACACTCAATGCCCAGAACATCATTTTTATACAGGCGAACCACGGTTTTTGGGTGAGAACCAGCCCGATTGTCGGACTTAATTACCCGGCTTATGGGGCAATTTACAATATGCAAATCGAGGGGGCGCAAACTGCCGCATGCGAGTTTGACACTGGGCAGATGATCTATATTACCGATAGTTTTTGCGTCAGCAAGTACGGGCAGGCAGGCACTGGCGGTACCCAAGGCAACGGTGATGCTGCAGGACTGGAGATTTTCGCCGATGGGGGGCGCACGAGCGACCTTAAATTTGAGAATATGCAGATCGGGCTATCGGCCAATTATACGGTGCTGATGCACGCTCATCATGTTGATTTCAACAATGTAACGTTGCTGCCGTCGTCGCTGGCCACGCCTGGTGGTGCCCCGGCGATACAGGTCAATTCGGGCGTCGGCTCAAGCACCGATTATGGGTTCAGCAACGTGGCTTTTTGCGCCACGGTGCCTGGGGTTTACACGCCGCAGAACAATTATGGTCTGGTGCTGGCCAGCGGGGTTGGCTCGGTGCATGTGGCGAACGGCAATTTCCGCGGTTGTCTGACGGGCGAGGTTTACGAAACCACGGCGACAGCGTTGACGATAAGTTCGAGCACCGACAGGAGTGGGCTGCCGCTGCCAGACTCGCACGGTGCTTTTGTATCCAATCAAGCGGCTTCGGCGACTAATTGTGGGACTGGTCCGCAGGTATCCGGAAACAATTTGATGGGCGTGGTGCACACCGGGACGGGCAGCTTTACGAACTGCACGATAAATTTTGCGGGATCGCATGGGATCGGCTCGATAACCGGCCTGTGGCTGCAGGGAACCGGCGTTCCGGGCGGTCCGCCAGGTCTGGTGTATCCGTATAATTCATCACAGTTGTCCTTCACGTTCGCGCGATCGGACGGCGCCAGCTTGGCTGACCAGACGGTATACTGGCGGGCGTCGCAGGGTACCAACTGATGCTGCGCATCCCACAGAACCCCGAACGCGCCATCGAGTTCTGCCGCGAGCTCGCCGATGAAACTATGGCGACGGCCGACGAGCGCAGCCAAACTTATCAGAAAGCGGCGCAGTACTATTACAGCGGCAGTGGCGATTCGCGCGCCAGTATCCACAATAAGGTCAAAACGTTCATCGACCGCGTCGCCGGGTACTACTACCAGCCGCAGAACGTGCGCTTCAATATGCTGTTCGACAGCAACGAGCCAGCCGATGTGCTCGAGCGCGGCCGGGCGCTCAGCCAGATGCTGTCGGCCGATTATCGTTCGACCGACACGGATCTGCGCTTCTCGGATGCAGTCACCTGGTCGTTGATATCGGGCGTCTATTTCTTGAAGCATTGGGGTTACGGCTTTGGTTTTCGCGCCGCTCCGGTGCATCCGGTCAACATGGGGGTGCTCTCCGAAACAACCGTCAACCTCGATGAGCAGGAAGCCTTCTGTCACGTCACCTATCCGACTGTGACGCGGTTGCGCTCGATTCTGCACGAAAGCGGCCACCCGCGGGCCGAAGCGATCATCGCGCGTATTCTTGAGGAGCGCTCCGCCGAGCACCAGGAGCCGGAGCCGAGCTATTTCCACCAGATGGTGGTGGGCGGGATGAGGCCGTTGGGCGACATTGGCGAGACGCCGCAAGCGGCCGGCATCGTCCAGGTGTTTCCGATCCCGACTCCGTGGCGGCCGCAGCGGCGGGTCAGCCCGACGGTGAAGCTGTGCGAACTGTGGATTAAGGATGATCGCCGGGACGGCGACTACACCACAATCCAAATGGTCTATCCTGACATCATCCTAGAGGGCATCGACCGGCCAAAAAACCTGAGTGGCGTGCCGGGTCACCATCCCTTCGTGCTGGTCAAGGCGAATGAAACGCCCGGCTATTTCTGGGGCAGAAGCTCGGTCGCCGACGTCCAGATGCTACAAGACGTCATCAACAAGCGGCTACGCGACATAAAAGTGATGTGGGACCGAAATGCTGCTGCGCCTTATAGTTTCGCTGGCTTCAATTCAATCACCGAAGAACAGTATTACAAGCTCATTTCAGAAGGCGGCTTTATATCTGATCCGAATCCGAATGCTAAGGCTGCAAAGCTTACAGAACCGCCGCCTCCAGGCTACCTTGAGGAACTCGAATTCCTGTGGAAGCTTTTTGACGAAGCCGGAGGATTCAGCCCCATCCTGACCGGCCAGGGCGAACCTTCAGTCCGGGCGGGCGTGCATGCGCAAACCCTGGTGCGAACATCGAGTCCAGGGCTGATTGATCCGGCCACCCGCGTCGAGCGTCAGTTGGCCGAGAGCGGCTACTTGGCGGTGCGCATCATGGCTAACGGCGATCCGCGCATCTACACCACCGAAACCGGGATGCAATTCACCATTGCCCAGTTTCTCGACGCGCATGAGAACTTTCAAATCGAGGTGGATTCTCATTCAGCTTCGCCCGCTTTCGCGGAGGATTCCCGCCAGATTGCGATTGCGCTAGCTAGAGCCCAAGCTATTGATGCGAAAGACCTAATCGAAATGCTCAACCCACCAAATGCGCAACTGTTGCTGGCACACTTGCAGGAACGGCAGGCGCAGCAAGCTAAAGCGCAGCAGGAGATGATAGCGCGAGGGGTTGATCCGACGCAGCAGGCGGGTCGGCGCTCGCCGCAGCGGCACTAATCGAACTGGCAATCCCTTCTAGAAGGGGAGTCCTATCAGCGCAGCCTCCTTGCGAGAGAAAGCGCTAACGCATGCCGCCAGAAGGCCCGAAAGATGGGAGTAGGGCCGTGCCGTTGACTAAACCGGAAATGCAGGTTTAGCGTTACCCGCTACACCTAGCCAAGGATACCGGATCACCGTGGCAGATGGAGTAGAGGCGGCCGCGGGCCCGCCGCAGCCGATGCCACCGACACCAGGGGGTCCGCCCGACCCTTCCGGTGCCGCAGGCATGCCGGGGCCGGGGGGTCTGTCGCCAATCTTGGCGGCGCTCGCACGGGCCCGCGGTTCGCCACAAGCCTCGGCTCCCGGTCAGGGGGCCCAGGCGGCGGCGTTGATGCAGG